GGAATGAGTATTCCATTGTCAATCTCCTGAGATACAATCCCGGCGGTGTTGGCATCGGCTATGAGTTGCAGCTAAGAAAGTGATGTTTCATGTGGAACATTTAGTGAGATATTAAATGAGCTTTAGTTCGGAAGTTGATGATTTTATTCTTGATTTTGAGGAAGCTACTGACAGAACAATCAGAGCCAGTGCAATTGCGTTGTTTGGCGCAATCATTAAAAGCTCACCGGTTGATGAAGGTACTTTCCGCTCAAATTGGTATGTGAGAGCCAACAAGCCATCAAATCAGGTCAATCCAAATGGAGCAACATCAGAGTCAGCAGCGGTTCAGATCATGACTCAGAATGTTCTCTCAATACAAAATTATAAAAGAATTACTCTGACCAATAATCTGCCTTATGCTGAAGTCATCGAGTTTGGCGGCTATCCAACTGGCAACATCAGAGGCAGTGATTCAAAAGTCACCTATCAGGGCTATTCAAAGCAGGCTCCTCAAGGTGTGGTCAGGGCTAATGTGTTAAGATTTCGCGGAATATTTGAACAGCAGGCCAAGAAAAATGGTTTTCAGTGATATTACAAAAGCATTCATCAAAGCCTTTGAAAATGGAGGCTTTGAATGGCCGATTGCCAATGAAAATGTTGGCTTTGATTCTGAAAACGGTCAGCCATTCATTGAGATCTTTCTTCTTCCAATACAGCCAGAGCAAGCATCTCTTGGAGATCAGGGCTGTGACCGTCATGACGGAATTATCCAGGCAACGCTCAACTATCCCTTGAATCAGGGCAGAACTGAGCTTGATGACAAGGCAGATCAAATTAATCAGACTTTTTACTCTGGCAAGACATTCAATGAGAATGGCCTCAATGTCAGAATCAACAATGTTGGCATCAATCCACTTGCAGCAGAGAGGGGCTTTGCTAGAATGGCGATGTCGATTGAATATTATGCATACAGCTCGAGGATCGGATAGATGACTTGTATTAAACCAGCAACCGGAGCAAGAGCTTCACATTTTTATGCTGCAGAGATTGATTGTGGTGTCACTCCTGCAAACGCAGAATTTAAGCCATTGCGCTTCACTTCAGGCAATCCACAGCAAACACGCGACTCCTTGCAGTCTCAAGAGCTTGATGGATCTAGGGAGATAGCTGACTTGCGTCTTGGGTCTAAGCAGACTGGCGGTGAAATCAATGTTGAGCTTTCTGTCACTTCTTATGATGACTTGCTTGAGGCGGCGCTTGGCGGCACTTGGTCGGCTGGAATTGATGTTGATGGCATTGATGTTGCTGTTGACTCAGCAACAAAGACATTCACACGGTCTTCAGGTGATTTCGTTGCTGATGGCGTTGTTGTTGGCCAGGTAATTCAGTTCAATGGCTTTGCCAATGAAGCAAACAATCAAGCATTTATTGTGACAAGTGTGACATCAACTGACATTATTGGCGATTATATCAAAGACGGTGAGCTTGTTAATGAGGCGTCAATTACAGTTGATTACAAGACAAGCGATGAGCTTGCTGTTGGCACTGTTGGCCGAAGCTTTTCAATCCTGACTCACTATGCTGATGCAGAAGATGGCGTGAATGGTGCTGGCACTGGCATATGGCAGATCACTAGAGGTGTTGTGATCACTGGCTTCAATTTTGACGTTTCAGTCAATGCCATGGTGACAGGTGCATTCCCTACGCTTGGCCGTGAGCAAGAGACAGACATCTTGCTTGAAGGCGGCTGGACATTTGCATCAGTTCTGAAAACTGAGCCTTTTGCTGGTGTTGATGGCAAGTTGATTGAGGCAGCTGCTGTGATCGCTTTTGTCACAAGTATTCAGAACACTCTGGACAATAATGCTCAGGCACAATTTGAAATCGGTTCAGATGAAGTGAGCTTCATTGAAGAAGGCCGAGCCAATTCAACGCTCAGCCTGGCAACCTATTTTGTCAACGCTGGTCTGGTCAACAAGTTCTTGAGTGAGACTGAGACATCCATTCAGATTCTTCTTTCTGGTGTTGATGGAGCCTTGAGCTTCAGTTATCCCAGAGTAGTCTATACCTCCGGAGCACCGGCCATTGAAGGTGAGCAGTCAGTGACTCAAGCACTTGAAGCGCAGGCATTAGGCCAGAAAGACGGCGGCTCAAGCTTGATCATCCGGAGGATTTTGCTTGATTCGCCATAAGTCAGGACAGATATGACAGGAGAGGGGCTTTTGCTCCTCTTTTTTTTGCCTTAGAATTGAGCCTGAGTGCAATCAAAAAAAGGAACAACCATGCCAAAGAAAAAGAAAACCGCAATGAGTGAGTTTTTCACTCGCTCTGCTCACAATGAACCGAAAAAAATGCCTCTCTTCACTCCGGAAGGAAAGGAGACAGGTGAATTTTTGATGGTTCTTGGTGCTGAGTCAGATGAGGCCAGAAAGGCCAAGAATGCCGCTCTCAGAGACGCCGCAAACCATGCAGCAGCCAAGAAGCTTGATGATGGCACTCATGAAGAGCTGACCGTCAGAATGCTTGCTGCTCATGTTGCTGACTGGTCTTTTGATGAGGACTTGAGCATTGATGCAGCAATCAAGCTGCTGACAGAGGCTCCATATATCAGAGACCAGCTTGACAGATTCTCCAGCCGGGCAAGCAACTTCTCAAAAAAGCAGAAGGCCTGATTCAGTATTGTGAAAGCTATTTCCCTTTACTGAAGCGGCAAAGGGATGCAAAAGGCAATGATATTGGATCAAAGCTTGAGCATCTTGAGGCAGTTGCTCAGATGTCAGGCCAGACTCCAGAAGAGCTGCAATTTGAAGATCCGGACCCTTCAATCAATTATCTTTTGAATCATTTCTGGAAGATGAAGCGCTCTTCTTTTGGGCCGATCAGTTTCACTGAGCTCAAAAATTATGCAGAGATGATGGCTTGTGACTTTGAAGCAAATGAAGTTGAGGTTATCATGAGCATTGACAGAATTTTTGAGAGCAAAGCAAATGGCTGAGTCAAAGCTGGTCGTATCGGTTGAGGAGAAAGGAGTCCAGAGCACAACTTCTGACTTGGACAAACTATCAAAGTCAGCCAAGCGCGCTGAGCAATCAACTGAAAATCTTGGCAAGACATCAAAAAGCGCACAGCCTGCGATTGCTGGCGTTGGTCGTAGAGCTGGGCAAGCAGGCATACAGATTCAGCAATTTGTTGGTCAGGTGCAGGGTGGAACTTCTGCGGCTGTAGCTTTAAGCCAGCAGGCTGCTGACTTGGGCTTTGTTCTTGGATTTCCTCTTCTTGGTGCTGTGACCGGTATTGCTGCAGCATTTGCAGGATCTTTGCTGCCTTCGCTCTTTGAATCAGAAAGCGCATCAGAGAAGCTTGAGGAATCTCTGAAAGATCTTGATCTTGTATTGAAACAAACCTCTCAAGGCACCTTTGAGCTGACAAAAAACATCATTGAACTGGCAAAAGTGAGCCGTGAAGCAGCGGAGCTGGAGTTGAAGCTTGGCATTGTTGAGGCTACTGAGGCAGCAACCTTGGCCTTGAAGGTGTTCAATCAAGAAAATGAGCTTCTGACAAAAGGAGTCATCCGGTCAGGTAATGCCGCCAGAGGTAATGCAGAGCGATTCACTGAGCTTGCTGGTGATTTAGGCCTTGCAACTGATGAGCTTCAGAATCTTGTTGATCTTCAGCGTCAGGCTGCAAATGATCCAACTGTTGAGAATGTTGCTGCACTGAGAGAAGAAGTCCTGAGGCTTGCGACATCAAGCGGAGAGGTCACTGATAGATTTGTGAAATTCGCCAAGGGCATCAGTGATGCTTCAACCGATGTCATTGCATTAGATGAAAGAGCAAAGGCTCTTAGAGATACTCTGGCAACGCTTGGCACTGAACTTGAGAAGCCTGCTGCATTTGATCCAAAGCTTGAGCAGGAATTGCTTGATCGAAGGGCCAAGTTGCGTGATGAGTTCCGGAGAAGAGAAGAGCAGGCTGAAATTGACTATTTGAACCGGTTGACACAGTTGGAAGATCAACGGAAGACAGCTTCTGTGAAGTTCCTGCAGGAGACTGAGCTTCTTGGTGAGTCACCAGTTGAACAGATCAACCGTCTTGAGACTGAAAGACTGGCAACGCTTGAGCAATTCAGACAGGAAGATCTTTTCAATCAGCAGCAATATGAAGATGCAAAGACGGCCATCACTGAAGAGGCAATCCGTCAGCGTTCTGACTTACAGCAAGCCAACACTATGATGATTGTGAGCTCAACTGCTGACCTGTTTGAAAGCCTTGCTCAGCTTGAGGCTTCATTTGGTGACAGACGCTCAAGCCGATTCAAGACACTCTTTGCATTGTCCAAAGGCTTTGCCATTGCCAACTCATTGCTGAACTTGAATGCTGCTGTTGTTCAGGCTGCAGCTGATCCAACAGCTCTGACTCCGGCTCAAAAGTTTGCCAATATTGCTGCAGTGACCGCTGCTCTTGGCGGTGTTGTTTCATCCATTGCATCTGCTAGGCTCCCAGCTAGAGCCCAGGGAGGCCAGTTTGCTGCAAATCAGCCTTTCCTTGTCGGTGAGAATGGCGCTGAGATTGTCCAATTTAACTCCGGCGGTAGAATTGCCAGCAATAGTGACTCAAGAGATCTGCTTTCTGGATCTGGAGGAATGGGCAATGTCACAATAATTAATCAGACATCAGGCAGAGTTGACAGCACTGACAGACAAGTGAATCAAGATGGTGATTTAATCATCACAATCAAAGAGGTTCTCAAAGAAGAGGTTGTCCAAGCAAACTCCGGCTTCAATAAAGCCTTTAATCAAACAAGAAAATCTCAAAGGATTCTATAGATGGCTGACTTTCCAAGTTTTCTCAAGCCTGTTGTCAATCAGGGCTATAGTTTTGGCGGTGCCAACAATCTGATCAGCACTGAAGTCCAAGGCGGCAATCCACTTCAGCGGAAACGCTTCAAGACAGGGACTGTGCCTTTTCAGATAGCTATTGTTGGAGGTAGAAATGAAAAATTTGCCTTCACTGATTGGTACTATGGCAAGATCAATGGTGGAGCTGACAAATTCAACATGAATCTTGATTCTGGCAGAGGCATTGAGCCTCATGTTTGTCAGATCGAGCCTG